ACCGAGACCACAACGCAGCGATCAACATTCTGCGTCGAGCCGGGTGGGACACACCCGTGCCGGGTAACGTAGCCCCGCTGCCTGTCCTTTCAACGGACAGGCAAGGGCAAGCGTCCGTCAGAAGCCCCCGGCTTTAGCCGTGGGGAGTGTCACCCTCGATTCGTCCTTCTCAAACGTGATCGGATCTCGCCCCCTGTTCGCCACAACCGCGCCATGTGGTGGATAATATGATTGAGATCACAAGACCTTGACAGGATAGAACATCTGTTATATGGTGAAGATAATCCTCCCCGTTCTACAAAACTGTGGTGAGCGAGTGGGGATCTGCCCGTGTGGCGATGGAGAGGTTAGGGGATGCCAGCGGCGAATAGCTACAGTGAGGTAAACTCGCGGGACCTGCGGGAAAAGGCGGAGGCGGAGCGCACAGCCCGGCGGGCCGCTATCGACGCTGCCTTCACTTACTATGAAGGCAACCAATGGCGTCCCCTGCGAAAAACAGATGGCATCGATCACAATGTGATCGTGAATCTGTGCCAACAACACGTGGACCGGCTGGTGGCTTTTTTATTCCCGCAGATGCCGGGGCTTGAACTACGGGAAACTGGGCAAAGCACGGAGCCGGAGAAGCAGCTTCGGCAGGCCTGGGAAGATGTGGGTGGGGCGCGGCTGCTGACGGAGATCGCGCTCAGTGGGGCACTCGCCGGGCATGTTTTCACTCGTGTCATTCCGCCGGATGTAGGGCGGAGCTTGCGGGTGATTAACTTGGACCCGCGGCTCGTATTGGCGTACTGGAAGTCCGACGATGTAGACGAAGTGCTCTGGTATTCTATCGAGTATCAGGGCGCGAGCGGAAAAAAGCGTCAGGACATCGTGCGGGATGGCGCAGTCTGGCGAATCGTAGACTGGGAATACCGGCGGGAGTGGACGAGGCTGAACGAGGTGGTGTGGACATCCCCGCTGGGGCCTGTAGTTGACTGGAAGCATTTGCCAGGTTTGTTCCAGTTCTATGGGCGGAGCGAGGTGTCAGAGCGGCAGCGGGACGTGAACGACAAGCTGAACCTTCTTGCCTCGGATATGGCGAAAATCCTCTATTACCACAGCAGTCCGCGTACAATAGCAACGGGGACTGATGACATCAGGCCGGTGGAGACCGGGCCGGACCGGATGTACCAAGTGAAGAATCCGGCAGCGCGTGTCTATAACCTGGAGATGCAGAGCGATCTTGCGGCGGCGAACGCTTTCGTGGATTTTTTGGAGCGGCAGTATTTCTCGCAGGCGCGTGTCGTGCGACTTTCCGGGGACATCCGCGACATGCAACGTGTGACGAATCTCGGGATGCGAGCACTCTTTCTCGACGAGCTGGCGAAGGGTACTGAACTATGGCGGCGTTACGAATGGGGGATCCAGGAGCTTAGCCTGCGGATGCAGATGCTTTTGGGTCTGCCCCCAGTGCGCCCGGTAGTGCACCGCCCCGACCCTCTGCCGCAAGACCCGCTCCAGACGGTGGAACTGATGGAGCGCGAACGGGCGCTGGGTCTGATGAGCAAGGAAGGCATGGCGCACGAACTCTCCATCGACTACGAGCTGGAGCAGGAGCGGATGCTGGAAGACGACCTGGCGGAAGAACTGAGCATGGAGACCCAGGCGCGCAGACCGCAGTTCGGGGTGAGCGGGATGTTGCAGCGGCAGGCGGCGGGGCCGAACGGGAACGGGTCGGAGGAGGAGACGTAGCGTGAGCTTTATGGGGGGTGGTCGGGACCTGGTGGGGGAGGCCAGTGAGGCGGGACTATCGCAGTTCCGGCGTGAACTGGTGGCCCAGGAACGCGCCACCGCTTCCCGGCTTCAGGCGGCTTACAACCGGCTGATCGCCCCGACAAGAGAGGCCATTCAACGGCTCGAAGCCCTGCCGGACAGCCAGTGGCGTGCGGAGGCCCTGGCGGACCTGAGGCAACTCCAAGAGCAGATGCAATTGAGCCTGGCGGACCTGGAAGGGCTGCTCCAACAGGAAGGCCGGGCATTGAGCGAGAGCGCGGTGCGGCTGGGGATGCAATACGCGGAGTTTTCCGCCGGGATGCCGTTCGGGTGGAGCACCCCCGGCACACGGGCGGTGGCACGGCTGGCGGATTACATGGACCGCCCGGCCATGCGGGAGGCATTGAGTCAGTATGGGGCCTACCACGCGCAGCAGGTAGCGGACCTGGCCCTGGCCGGGGTTTCACACGGATGGAACCCGCAGCGCACAGCGGCGGCGATGCGGCGATACATCGACCGGATGCCGATGGCGGACGCGGACCGGCTGATGCGGACAGTGCAGAACTGGAGCTACCGGACCGCCAGCATCGAAGGCTGGCGGGCGAACTCGAACGTGGTGCAAGGATGGTGGTGGCGGGCGAGCCTGGGCGACCCCCGGACGTGTATCTCGTGCATCAACGAGCACGGCGGGCGGCACACCCTGGATGAAGTGCTGGACGACCATCACCGGGGGCGGTGCGTGCCGATTCCGATCCTGGCAGGACGCGAGGGGCCGGGGCCGGGAGCGGGGGAAGCGTGGTTCCGGGAGCAACCCCAACGGACGCAAATCCAGGCGATGGGGCGGGCGCGGTGGATGGCGTGGACGGGGGGCGAATTCGAGTTCGCCCGACTCTCCACGACCTACCAGGACGCGACCTACGGGCAGATGCGGACGGAGACTCCGCTGATCGAGCTGGTGGGAGCGGACCGGGCGCGGTACTGGGCGGCAACGGCGCGGGAAGCGCGGCGGTCCGAGCGGCTTTTTTAGGAGGTCGGGATGCCATTTAGCAACACGGGTTGGGACGGGAACGCGGTGCGCGCGGCCCTCGGCGCGGAGGACTACTGCGCGTGCTGCCTGATCGACGAAAACGAGCCGCGCACGGAGAAGGTAAAAGAGCGCTGTAAGCTGCCCGTCCGGCGGGGTCCGGGAGCGCCCTACAACATCGTGGCGATGCGGGCGGCGGCGGCGGCCCTGCTGGGCGCGCGGGGCGGGGTGGATGCCCCGGCGGAAGCCAAGCAAAAAGCGGCGCGAAAGCTGGTGCGGCTGTTCCGGGAGGCAAAACTCGATCCCCCGGAAGGGCTGGTTCGGATGGTGGAGTAGGGGGACATGGCAGAAGAAACCAACGGGACGGGAACTCCCGCGCCCCAGGGCGGGGCGGGAGAGGTGGACGTGGCAAAGCTCCAGGCGCAGCTCGAAGCGCTGCAAAAGGAGCGGGACGCGGCTTTGAAAAAAGCTGAACAGGCGGTGAAGGACGCGGCTTTGGGGCGAGACCGTCTGCGGGAGTTTTCGAGCGTTGTACGAGCAGCGCTGGGGGTGCCAGATGCGAGTGACAAAGATACAACCCCGTGGGAGGAGCGTATCCGAGCCCTCGAGGGCACGTTAAAGCAGCGCTTGGAAGGGCTTGAGGCGGACCTCTCGGCCCATCGTGCAGCGGCAGAGGCGGCGAAGCTGGATGCGATCCGGGTGAAGATCGGAGCAGAGTTCGGGTTGCCTGCTTTGCTCGTGGACCGGCTCCAGGGGGAGACGGAGAAGGACCTCCGCGTGGACGCGGAGCTGATGAAGAAGGCGATTCCGGCAGTGAATGTCTCTCCGATGAACCCGGCTGGCGGTGAAGCGACCGCCTCGGAGATGGCGAAGCGGCTGTACGAGCGGAATCGCGGACCGGCGGCCCTGGGGCTGTTCACCAGTGAGGGTAACGCGGCCCTGGGCGGCGGAATTCTGGATTTCGTAGACAAGGATAAAAAAGGGTAGCGGTCCGGTGACGGGCCACTACGCGGGGAGAGAAAACGATGGCGGTAGGACAGACCACTTACAGTCTCGTCAGCAGCCTTGTACCGACCATTTACGAAGCAGCCCTGATGTACCTGCGTGCTGACAACGTGATGGCGAACCTTGTGACCGTCTTTAACGACAGGCAGGGGCTGACGCCCCGCGCGGTGACGGAATATGGGGCGGGCAACTGGCGCACGCTGTCCGAGACCGATGATCTGAGCGCAACGCAGTACACGCGCTCGGCACTGAGCACGCTGACCCCGGCTGAGTATGGGGACCAGTTCTTCATCAACGACTCCCGCGTGGAGAGCGATACCGAGTCGGTTCTTTCCGACGCCAGCGAGGAGTTGGGCGCGGGCGCGGCTAAGCACATTGAGACCAACCTGCTGAGCCTGTTCCCCTTTCTGACCGGGGGGACCGTGGGTGCGGCGGGCAGCGTTATCTCGTGGGGTTATTTCTACGCGATGCGGACCCGTCTGCAGGCGCAGAAGGCACGGCCCCCCTACTATTTTGTTTGCCACCCATACCAGTGGCACGTGCTGGCAAAGGCTGCCAGCGTGGCCGGTGCGAGCGTGGCGGTGGCCCCGACGTTCCAGGACGAGATCACACGGAACTGGAACATCATGCAGGTGGCGGACGTGTATATCTACGTCAGCCCGGACATTCCTATCGACGGTAACACGGATGCCTACTGCGGCATGTTCGCTCGCCAGGCGCTGGCGTTGGATGTACGGCGTGGCTTCCGGCTTGAACCAGAGCGTGATGCTTCGCGGCGTGGTGTGGAACTCAACGCCTCGATGGTCTATGCCTACGGTGTGTGGCGTCCTGCCCTGGGTATCCAGGGCATCTTCGACTGCGCAACGCCGGCGAGCTGAGCCCGAGACGAACAAGCGGTGGGGTAAGCCTACCCTGAGGGAGAAGTGAGATGAGCAACGCTTTCGATGTGCACATCGCTACGCTGGACATTCCGGCGGACCTGGCACATACCGGCCCGATCCTGGTGCCGGTGTTCCGTGCTCCCGCTGCGGCAAACGGTGGTGGCGTCACCATCCTTGAGGCGCGTGCCTACAACGGGACCGCGCTGGCGGGGGCAGGGACGACCTTCACGCTGACTCTCGTCAACGGGGGGACCACCGGCCTGACCGCGGAGGGGACCATCGGCGCGGCCATCGGCAGCGCCACGCAGTGGTCCACGAGGACGTTCCAGAGTTGGACTATCGATGCGACGAAGCGGTACGTAGGCGCGGGGGAGTGGGTGTCGGTTCAGTATGACGAGCTGAACGGCGGTAACAACGCCCATTGCCATATCGAAGTGGCCTACATCATGGGCAATTAAGCCCTCAGCTCTTCGCCCTCCCCCCCAGGGTGCAGGGCGGGGGAAGCGGCCAGCGGGCTTCGAGCAGCGCAGCAGCACGACGGGGGATCGGAGACCTCCTCATCCGGTCCCCCTGGAAAAGCGAATAGCAGTCAGTAATCAGCAGTCAGTGGCGGGAGGAAGGGTGGGGGGATGAGAGTTCTGTGGCACAGCAACGCCCCCTGGGCCAATACGGGCTACGGGAACCAGACGAACCTGTACGTGCCAAGGCTTAAGCAGGCAGGGCACGAGGTAGTGGTGTCTGCCTTCTACGGGCTGGCAGGGCACGTGCTGAACTGGATCGACGGTATCCGGGTGTTCCCGTGTGGTAATCATCCCTACGGGGCGGACTTGGTGGGGGTGCACGCGAAAATCCAGAAGGCGGACTGCGTGATCACGCTGATGGATGTGTGGGTGCTCCTTCGGGACGTGATGGCAGCCCTCCCCTGGGCAGCGTGGTGTCCGGTGGACCACGAACCGCTGCCCCCGGCGGTGGCTGATATGCTGTCGGTGTGCCGATGGCCTATCGCCATGAGTCGGTTCGGGCAGGCGATGATGGAGCAGGCGGGGCTGAAGGCGTTCTACATCCCGCACGGGGTGGAGAGCGAAGTCTTCAAGCCGATGGACCGGGGCGGAGCGCGGGAGAAGCTGCGGGTGGCGGTGGCGAGCCAGTTCGAGCGACCGGTGGAAGACGCGATCAACGCGGATACGTTCCTGGTGGCGATGGTGGCGGCGAACAAGGGGATGCCTTCGCGCAAAGCATTCCCGGAAGTGCTGACCGCATGGAAGATTTTCATGGCGGACCATCCGAACTCGCAACTCTACCTGCACACGGAGAAAGCGGGCGTGCAGGGCGTGGACTTCGCGGCGCTGCTGCGAATGCTGGACATCCCGATGGAGAGCGTGAGCTTCGTCCCTCAGTACGCCTACGACATGGGGGACATCGGAGCGCCCTATTTGAACTGGGTTTACAACGCGGCGGACGTGCTCATCAACCCCAGCTACGGTGAGGGGTTCGGCATTCCGATTGTGGAGGCGCAGATGGCAGGATGCCCGGTGATCGTGGGAGATAACACGGCCATGCGGGAGCTGTGCGGGGCGGGCTGGACGGTGAAAGGCGCTCCGCTGGTGACGCCGATGTACGCATGGCAGTTCCGGCCCATCGAGACAGAGATCGTCCAGTCGCTGGAAGCGGCCTACGAGGCACGGGGAGATGCGGGCCTGCGGGCTAAGGCGCGGGAAGCGGCGCTGGAATACGACGCGGACCGGGTATTCGAGGAACACTGGAAGCCAACCCTGGCGGCCATCGAGGCGGAGATCGCGGAGGCGAAGGGGGCGGGCGGACGCGCTCTCGGCCTACGAAAATGTGAAGCGGGTGCTGGATGCACGCGGGCTGAGCCAGGAACTCAGCCGGTGGCGCTGCGAGGTGCGCAGAAGCGAGGACGTGGCGCGGCAGTGGCCCCTGGACGAACCGGTGACATTCGTGCTCATCGACGGGGACCACCACTACGAGGCGGTGAAGCTGGACGTGGCGCTGTGGCTGGACATCCTGGCGGACGGGGGCATCCTGTGGCTGCACGACAGCAGGCGGCAGCCGGGGACGCCGGAGGGCGAATTCGGGACCGGGTGGCCGGGACCCACACAGGTGGCAGACGAACTGCGGCAGGACGGGCGGGTGGAGCTGGTGCACGAGGTGCACTGCTCAACGGTGTGGCGGAAGAGAGCGGTGAGCGAGAAAGCGGCGAAGAAGGCCAAACGAACCGCCAAGACGCCAAGAACGCCAAGCGTGATCGCGGTCGAGGGGAAGCCGGGGGTGCGCGTGCTGTTCAACGAGGCGCGGCAGGGGGCGATTGCCTGCTGGAACCAGGGCCTGGCGGCGGCGAGCGGGGACATTCTGGTGTTCGGGAATGACGACTGCGGGTGGGAGCCGGGCTGGCTTGACGCGGCGCTGCGGGCGCACCGGGAGGAGCTGGGTGGATACGGACTGGTTGGCTTCAACGACGGCTACCAGGACGGGAACACGCTGGCGGTGCACTACCTGTTCGACCGGCGGTTCTGCGTGGACCACCTGGGCGGGGTGATGGCCTACCCGCACTACCAGTTCTACTGCAACGACACGGAGGCGAACGCCAGGGCGAAGGCGGCGGGGCGGTTCGTGTGGTGCAAGCTGGCGGTAGTGCAGCATAACCACTGGACGCGGCCCGGCGGCGGGGAAGCGGACGCTCTGGACCGGGAGAATTCGGCCAAAAGTGCCCACGACATCGCGGAGTTCGAGCGGCGGAAGGCGCTGGGATTTCCGAACGACTTCGAGGCGGTGCTGAAGTGAGAATCGCGGTGATCAGCGACACGCGGTATCCGACGAGCCGGGACTATCCGGGGCACGGGCTGGGGAAAGCCAACCTGATGATCGCGGAAGGGCTGGCGGCGCGCGGGCACGAGGTGGCGCTGTTCGGCGGGCCGGGGAGCGACTTCGAGCACGGGGAGACGTTCACCGGCGAAAGCGAGATGACGCTGGGACGAAAGGCAGCACTGTGGTGCGGGGATGCAGCTATCGACGGAGGACACGAACACTGGTATCAGCGGGTGGCACCGGGGGAACCCGTCCTGAACCTCAGCCACGACCGGGAACGGCATCCGGGCGGGCACGCGGTGTATCCGAGCAAGGCGCACAGCGCATTTTGGGGCGGGGGCGGGACGATCATCCCCTACGGCATCGAGGTGGGCGACTGGGAACGACAGACGAAGATCGACTACCTGCTGTGGCTGGGGGCGGTGGACATCCCGCACAAGGGCGCGGCGGAAGCCATGCGGGTGGCGCGGGCGGCAGGGAAGATGCTCGTCCTGGCGGGGACGGGGAAGGCGATGGTTCCAGGGTTCATCGGGCCGGTGAGCGGCGAGGGGAAGTGGAAGCTGCTGGCGGGGGCGCGGGCGCTGCTGGCAACGGGGCAAATCGAGAGCGCGGGGCTGGTGGCGCTGGAAGCCGCGAGCGTAGGAACCCCGACGCTTTGCTTCGACCTGGGCGGCCTGCCGGAGTACGTGGCGGACGGGGTGAGCGGGTTCATCTGCCAGGACGAAGCGGGGATGGCGGCGGCCATCGGGCGGCTCGACGATCTGCCAGGGCCGGAGGCGTGCAAGGCGTGGGTCCAGGCGGAGCGGAGCGCGGACCGGATGATCGACCAATGGGAAGCAGCGGTGAGAGCAGTCAGCGGTCAGCAGTCGGCAGTAAGCATAATGGCGGCGAGGTGAGGCGATGAGCGCACGGGCGGGGATGGCGGAAATTATCGCGGAGCTGAGGGCGCTGGGGGCGGCAGGCACGGCAGACTTCAGCATCGCCGGGGTGGCCTACTTTACGGACGACCAGCTCCAGGCCATCCTGGACCAGCACCGACAGGACTGGACGGCCATCCCGCTGATCGCGCAGAGCTATCAGGAAAACGGGACCACGTACTACTACGACTACTTCATCCCGCCGGACCTGGGGAAGTTCTGGGAGCGAGAGGCGAGCGGCACGGCATACTGGCGGGTGACGGACAGCACCGGGGTGGACCAGGGCACATCCCTCTACGACGTGGACTGGGACGGGCTGAAGATCACGTTTGCGGCAGACCAGAAGGGAACGTTCTACTGCCTGACCGGGCGGACTTTCGATCTGAACAGAGCAGCGGCGCAGGTGTGGCGGCAAAAAGCGGCCTACTACGCGATGGACGTGGACTGGCAGACGGATGGACACCGGGTGAACGCAAGCCAAGCCAGCAAGCAGTGCCTTGCGTTTGCGGAAGAATTTGAGGCGAAGGCGGGCGGGGTAAGCGTTCAGATGATCCGGTGGGATGGAAACGCGAGGTAGAGATGCCGCTGGGGATTGATGCGGCGCGGTTGGCGCGAATGCGTGCACAGGCAGCACAACTTATGCCAGATACGTGCATCATCTATAGCAGCACGGTTACTTCTGACGCGCAGGGTGGTGTGACGGAGACCTGGACTGCGAGCGGAACGGTGGCCTGCCGGATGGGCATGATCAGCGCCCGGACGCGGACGGAAGTGCAGGCAGCGCGCGAGGCAAGAACGCTGTTCTACCAGCTCACTGTGCCCTATGATGCGCCCTTGGATGTTTTCAGCCAGGTGGTACACGCGGGGGTAACATATCAGGTGGCTGAGACGCACGAACACGAGAGTTGGGCAGTGACGAGGCGGGCGCGGCTGGTGATCGTCGAATAGAGGCGACGTGCGAGAGAAGCGAGTACGGGCATGGCGGTACAGGGCGCGGCAATTCAGATTGACGCGGAGGACGTTTATCCGCTGGTATGGCGGTGGGAGACGCGGCTGGAACGGAGCGCGGCGACGGAAGCGTAGCGGGAGGCGGTGAACGTGCTGCTGCGAGAGTGCACGGTGCTCGAACCGGGAGCGGTGTGGAAGCTGGTGTGGAAAGACGGCGGGCAGGGCAGGGTGGAGGCGATGGTGAGAGACATCGAGGCGATGGTGAGAGACATCGAGGCGATGGTGAGAGACATCGAGGCGGGAGCGCAAATCAGCGGGGTGGCGAGATGACATGCCGGGTAGGAGCGAACATTCACGGGTTCAGCGTAGACCGGGCGCGGGTGGAATGGTTCGTGCGCCTGGTGAAGCCGCGCGTGGTAACGGTGGTCTCAAATCCAGAACTGGCGCGGGACGTGCTGGGGTGGTCCGGCGGGGAAACGCTGGTGATCTTCCGGCACTGGTGGCCGTACGGTGACACGGGGGACGACAGCATGTTCACGAAGGCGGCGGCGGCGGACTACCTGGCGGACGTGATGGGGCTGGCGCAAGACAAGCGTATCGTGCTGCACCTGGACAACGAGCCACTTTTCCCAGTGCCACTGGACAACCCGGACCGCGCCGCGGCATTGAAGCAGTGGTCAGACTGGGCGCTGGCGGGGATGGCCTTCGCGGAGAGCAAGGGCTGGCGGTGCTGCGTGGGGAACTTCGCCCCGGCGAACATCGCGGCGGTGGACTGGAATGGGGCGCTTCTGCCGGTGATCTTCAAGCTGAGCGAGGGGTACCACCTGCTGGGGACGCACGATTACCGCATCGAGTTCCACCAGGAGTATCCCTACATCGGGCAGCACCAGGGGGCGGACAAGGCGGCGGACGGACACGGCATCCCCAGGCCGGTGAAGGTCGTGACCGAACTGGCGTGCGCGGCCCCGGAATGGCAATGGCAGGGGTTTACGGAAGAAAGCTACGCGGATTGGCTGGCAGCGCTGGATAGGACGATCTATGGGCCGGATGGGGTAATTGGCGAGTGTGTTTTTTCGTTCGGGAACAGTGGGAACTGGCAGTATTTCGATATGGCACAGAAAACGGTGTTCTGGGAGCGGGTGGCGGCTTATGGGCGGGAAAAGCCGGTGGGGCCGGTAGTGCTGCCCTCAGAATATAAGGAAATGCCGGAGGGGGAGGATGGGAAAACGATAGACATGCGGGTGGCGGTGCTGGAGCAGGTGGTGGTGGCGCTGGCGGAACGGGTGCAGGAGCTTGAAGAGAAGCTGGCGCAGGCAGGGGCGGTGTTGCAGGGATGATCGTTACACGGGTGGAGATCGACGTGCGGGCGCTGCGTAAGCTGCTGGGTGATGTGGCAGACGGGGACGCAGCAGTGGAGCGGATGGCGCAGGAGATGGTGGCAGACATCGGCGAGCACTGGAGCGCAGGGGTCAGTTCACCAGGGGAAGCACCGGGCATCGATACGGGGGCGTTGGCGAACAGCATCAGGGCGGATCGGATTCGGAATGCTGTGTGGGCAGTGCGGGACGGGGTGGAATACGGGGCGGCGTTGGAATGGGGCGTGGTGAGCCGGGGGCTGGCTGCTCGGCCCTGGCTGGTGCCGAGCGCGGAGCGGATGAAGTCACGATGGCCCGTGGTGTTCCGGGCGATCATCGAGGAGAGTTTGTAGAGGATTTTGGGCCACAAGTATGGATGATGGGCGAAAAAAGAAAAGATTTCTTTGCCAGAATTGATTACACGGAGCCAGGAAAGGACCTCCGCAGGGCGGAGGGAGGGAACGATGGCAGAGCCGAACATCGATGCGGGACTGTACGCGAAACTGACCGGGGACGCGGCGCTGAGTGTGCTGGTGGGGTCTAAAGTGTATTACGGGCAAGCGCCGGCTGGCACGGCGTTGCCTTACGTCATCTTTGCCCCTGTCGGGGGTGGTGAAGAGAACCTGACACCGCGGCGAATGATCAGCCAGGTTTGGAGGGTTGAAGCGGTAGCGGCAACCAAAGCGGCCAGCGTGAGCATTGACTCGGCCATTAGCGCTGCGCTGCACGAAAGGGAGATCACCATCGTGGGGTGGAGTAATTGGAGTCTGCGGCGGGAAACGATGTATGCCCCTCCGACAGAGAACGCCCAGGGGGTGCAAATCTGGCGGCGGGGAGCGTATTACCGGGTGAGAGCGGTGAGCCTCACCGTTTAGCCCTCACCCCCGGCCCCTCTCCCAAAAAGGGCGAGGGGAGGTTAGAGAGGAAGCAAAAAATGGCACAAAGTGAACGGCTGGAAAGCCAGGGGTACTACGTGTCGTTCTGCGGAGTGGAAATCTCCGGTGACTACACCACGTTCGACTGGTCCGGCGAGGCAGAGGCGGCAGATCTGACCTCGAACAACGATACGGCGGTATACGAGAAGCCTTTGGTGCTGAAGTATGGTTTCTCGTTCGAGAGCTTCTACCGGGGCAGCGCGGGAAGCGCTGTGACTGCTGTGTTGGTGGAGGGGACCGAAGGAACCCTCGTTTGGGGGCCGGCTGGCACGGCTATCGGGAATCCGAAGGGTGTGGCACAAGTTTACGTGAAGAAGTTCGAGCACAAAAGCGGCGGGCGCAGCGAGGGGCAGACCCTCAGCGTGGAGTTCGGGCCGCAGGGGGCGCTGATCAGCGATCCGCGCAGCACGTCCTGGTAGCAACGGGGTGGGGGATGGCCCCCACCCTAAGAGGGGAACGATGGGCAAGGACGAAGAAAAGAACGAGTTTGAGGGCGTGGTGGTGGACTGGGGGCGGGTGAGCCTGGGGGAGTTCCGTAAGGTGCAGAAAGCCCTGGGGGACCTGGATGCGCAGATCGGGCTGATGACGAAGATCATCACTGCGTGGCCCTGGGACGACCAATACGGGGAGCCAGGGGACCCGGCCTCGTATGACAACCTGCCTCTGCCGTTGTACGAAAGGCTAAGCCTGTACGTGGTGGAGGTGAAGCAGAAGCAGAGCGCCGCATTTCAGCAGCGCAATTGAGTTGCATATGAGGTTCAGCGACCCGGAGAAAGGTGACGTAGCCTCTTTTGACGGGAAGCTGGCGGCGACGGTGGGAGTGAGTATTGAGGAGATCGGAGAGTATGCGGAAGATTTCGAGCGGATGGTGCTGGTATTCCTGACAGGATGGACGCTGGACGACATCGACAGGCTGAGCGTGACAGAAGCGAATCGATTGTGGATAACGCTCAGCGCGCTTAGAGCGCGGATGACGGGATGACTAACACGGTAGCTAGTTTGCAGGCGGTACTGAGCGCCAATACGAGCAGCTTTACGAGCGCCTTGAATGGCGTCGAGGGACAACTGCGCGGTTTTGGCGGCAGGCTGTCTTCTCAGCTGCAGGCGCTTGGTGGCCGCCTGACGACGGCGCTGACGCTGCCGCTGGCAGCCATTGGCGGACTGAGCGTCCGTGCCGCATCCGAGTTCGATGCTTCGATGCGAAACATCAATAGTATCGTCCAGATGCCAGCTGCACAGCTCCAAGCTCTGGCCGCTGAGGTTCTGCAATTCGGTGAGCAGACCCGCAGCGGCGCGAATGTGGCCGCGCAGGCCCTATATACGGTTGTGAGCGCTGGGTATCAGGCAGAAGATGCGTTTGTGGTAATGCAAGCCAGTGTGGCAACTGCTGAGGCGGGGTTGAGCGACCTTGAAGTTACAACCAATGCCCTCATTTCGGCGTTACTTTCATATCAGGAGCCAGTCAGCGCCGCTTCCCGTTACAGCGACATCCTCACGCGAACGGTAGCGGTGGGCGTCGGCACAATGGACGAACTGGCGGGGTCGATTGCCAATGTAGTGCCGCTGGCCGCCGGGATGGGCGTCTCGTTTGAGGAGGTCGGGGGCGCGCTGGCATTCATGACCCAGCGCGGCTATTCCTTCTCTGAGGCGTCGGTGGCGTTGAACATGATGCTGCAAAGCCTGCTGGACCCCAGCGAAGCCCTCGACGCGGCGCTGACCGAGATGGGGTATTCCAGCGGCGAAGCGCTCCTCCAAACACAAGGACTTGCCGGGGCGGTGATGGCCCTGACCGAACAGGCGGGATACAGCAACGAGAACCTGGCGCTGATGTTCGGGAATGTGCGCGGCCTGCGGGCAGTGATGACCCTCGGCGCGGAGGGGGGAGAGGCCTTTGCGGCTTCGATGGACGAGTTCACTGCAGCCGTGCAAGGAGCGACTGAAGCTGCCAGGTCAGAACAACTGCAAAGCTTCAGTGCGCAGATGGATACCTTCCGGTCGAGGCTGGAGGGTGCTGGTATCCGTATCGGTGAAGTTCTCATACCTGTGTTGGGGCAACTGCTGGATGCGCTCACACCGGTGATCGACGTGATCACCAGCGCGGAACCAGCTAATCTTTCACTGATTATCGGGCTGCTGGGAATTGCAGCAGCAGCAGGGCCAGTTATCAGCGTGCTGGGGACCATCGGGACCCTACTGGGAGCCCTATTCAGCCCGATCGGCCTGCTGGTAGGGTCTATCGTGGCGCTGGGAGTGGTGGCGTCGAACACGTTCGGAGGCTTCGATCGCCTGTTGAGCGCAGCGGCGACGGGGGCACAGAACCTCGTGTTTGGGCTGCGGGACGCGCTCTTCGCGGCAATGGAAGGGGCAGCCAACACACTGAACACCATCGCTACCGGGATTGTGGCCGTGCTGACGGGCATCCTCACCCAGGCCAGCGGGGCGGCACAGGCGATTGTGGACGGGGTGCGGGGCATCATCGAGGCGGGGTTCAACGCGCTGGTGGAGGCCATCCGGCCCATCTGGGACGGGTTTGTGGGCGTGCTGACCGGCATCTGGGAAGCGGTGCGACCGGGGGTGGAAGCGCTGCGGACCGGCATCGAGGCCGTGTTCGGGGCGATCCGGACCATTGTCGAGGGCGTGGCCGGGGCGATCCAGTCGGTGATCGACGCTTTCAATCAGGCGAGTGGGCTAGTGGCAGGGAACGTGATGCCAGAGGGGGGCGTGGTTCCTGGAGCTATGCCAAGCGTGATGAGTGCAGGGTGGCAGCATGGAGGGTATACGGGGGTCGGGCCTGCGGGCGGGGTGGCGGGGATCGTGCACAACCAGGAGTACGTGGTGCCGAAGGGCGGGGCGCTGGTGATGGGGGGAGGAGGCTCCCGCTTCAGCGTGGAGCACTTACACATCTATGGTCAGTCGCCATACGAGCTATTGGACATGATCGAGCGGGCGGCAAGGGCGAGGGGCTAAGATGCCGGGCGTTGTGTGGCAGTTCTTTGTCGACTGGGACAACGACGGGGACTTTTCTGATGCGGATGAGGCCATCTCCGATTATGTGATGTCGGCAGAGTGGCGGTTGGGGATGGCAAAGCCGTTCGATTTGATGGCGAGCGAGGCTGAGTGCTCTCTGACGCTGAACAACGAGGACAAGCGTTTTAGCCCTGAGAGCACGGCCAGTCCTTACGGGACTGCGCTTGTTCCCTGGCGGCGGATGCGGGTCCAGAGTGTATACAATGGCGGGACCACCGTGCACTGGACGGGGTATGTGGAGAGCATCCAGCCCGAGCCCGGAGAGGGAAGAAGCCTGACTGCTGCATTGAAGGGGTGTGGAACCAAAAGTCTTCTCCAGGACAACGAGGTTTTTCTGGAATTGCAAGTGAACCAGACAGTAGACGTAGTTATCGAACTGATCATCGATCAGTTCGATGAACTGCTTCCGACGAGCATGGAAACAGGCCTGAGCGAGATGACATACGTGGCGGATAACTGGCGGGACGGCGTGGACGGCTATACGGCGATCCGAAGCCTTCTCGACGCCGAGCAAGGGCGCTTCTTCCTGGACCGGGGGGGAACGATGGTGTTCTGGAACCGGCACCACTTATTGAGAAACACGAGTGCGGTGGGGACGGTGACAGCTTGGCACGAGATGCGGTACGAGTACGGCGCGGATGTGGTTAACGATGTGCGGACCGCCTGCCAACCGCGAAAGATTTCTTCCGGGACTGCGGATGTGCTGTGGCAACAGGACGAAGCGGTGAGCTTAAAGGCTGGGGACAGCCGGACTTTGCGATGCCGCTATGCGGACAGCAGCGGAGCAGAAATCGGTGGTATGAATGTCATACAGCCGAATGTAGGAGATGGTAGCCTGGCGTATACAGGAGCGCTGACGGTAGGCGGCTTCGTGGCGGCGGCACGAAGCGCTGAGATTACATTTACGGCCACAACGGACGCTGAAATAAGCACCTTAATCATCCGAGGGACGAAGATTACCAGCTTCAATAAGCAAGAACTGGCAGCAGAGGACGCAGACAGCATCACGGCCTATGGGAGGAAGACCCTAATTGTTGCGACAGGTCTACTTTCTGAGGCGAACGAGGCGGCCAGCGTAGGGCGGTACATTCTGGGACGACGTAAGAAACCGATCGGTGTGGTATCGGCGTTAACTATCTTGAACAAGACGGATACGGAGCAGGCGGCGATGATTGCATGGACGATGGGGGATCGCATCCACGTACAGGATGCGCAAACGGGGCACGAAAAGGACCACTATATTATCGGAGAGCAGCACCGGGTAGAGCGGGGAAAACACACGTGTACCTGGGTGCTAGAACCGGGGGACACGAACCAGTACTGGGTTCTGGGGGTGAGCCGACTGGGCGTAGACACGAAGTTGGCCTATTAGGGAAGAGGGAAGAGAGACAGCGGTTATGGCATACGAGCCGATGACGAACTATGACACTGGGGATGTGATTCCCGAAGTGGCATGGGACCGCTTTCAGAATAACATCCAGTGGCTGTACGACTACATCATCCCGCCGGGTGTGTGGCTTCCCTACGGCGGCAGCGTGCTGCCAGCGGGGCGGTGGCTGTGGTGCGACGGGCAAGCGGTGAGCCGGACGACGTACTCGGACCTTTTCTCAGTGTGCGGGACGGTCTTCGGCAGTGGGGACGGCAGCACGACGTTCAATGTACCGGATATGCGCGGGCGCACGTGGATCGGGATGGATGATATGCCCGGTGGCGCAGGCGCGGCGACGATCACCGTGAACGACGCCGACGGCGCGGACTCGGCGGGGCTGTCGCCGCGTTTCCAGGTGGGGCAGCTCTTGAAGATCGAAAACGAATACCTGCACGTGATCGCTGTCAACCCGACGGCCAACACGGTGAGCGTGATCCGGGGCGTGCGCGGCACGACGGCGGTCAGCCACGCGCAGGGGACGGCCATCTACGTTTACGCGCCGCCGCAAGATGTGCAGGCATTGTGCCTGCGCTGGGCGGCGTGGCTGTACCAGCAGGTGGACGCCGCCATCGGAGCCGGGGCGGACTGGCTCTATCCCCCGGACCTGCCGCCCGACGTGCGCACGCTGGCGGCGCCCTTCCGCCGCGTGCGCGCCGCCTGAAGGAGTGCACAGTGCTAAGTTTTGAGTTTTGAGTTGGCTCCCAGCGTACCAAACGCAGAACTTAAAACTGAGCACTCAAAACTTTAACCTCACGGAGGCGCGTATGCCGAACGCACGCTACACCCTGCAAATCGACTGGGACGACGACGGCGACTTCGACCAGCCGGAGGAGGACCTGGGCCGCGCCGTGATGGCCGTGCGCTGGGCGTTGGGCCTGGACGATCCCGACGCGGCGGTGGCCGCGCCGTCGTGGGCCGAGGCGATCCTGCGCGATGGCGCGGGCCGCTACGCGCCGGAGAACGCCGCCGGGCCGCTCTACGGCCTGCTCACGCCGCAGCGCAAGGCGCGCCTCACGGCCACATCCGGCGGCGCGACGCACACCCTGTTCACTGGCTGGACCGAGTCGTTTGCCCCGCGCCCAGATGGAACCACCGTGCTGCGTCTCGGCGGTGTGGAGGCGCTGCTCCGGCGGGCGGAGGTCTTTTTGCCGCCGCAGACAGATCAGACCGCCGACGCCGTGATCGACGCGGCGCTGCGCCAGGTGGCCTATCCGCCCGCGCTGTCGGGCTACTGGGTGCTGGGGCGGGCGCGCCTGGGCGTGAGCACGCGGCTGGCGGATGTGAGCTTCTACCGCGATCTGGAAGCAGGCGTGAGCCGCTTCCCTTACGTGGGCGATAACTGGGCCGAGGGCGTGAGCGCATGGACGGCCATCCGCGTCGTGAGCGGGGCCGAGCGTGGGCTGTGCTTTGTGGACCGCGCAGGGCGGCTGATCTTCTGGAACCGCCACCACCTGCTCAAGGCCGTGACCGTCGCGGCGGCTTTCGACGAGCGCAGCGCAGCCTTCGCGGTGAGCGCAGGTGGGGCGGGCATGGTCAATCACGCCGTCGTCACCTGTCACCCGCGCGCGGTGGGCGCTGCGCCGGAGCCGTTGTGGACGCTGCAAACGCCGCTGGAACTGCCGCCGGGCCAGGCACGCACCGTGCGCGCTCGCTTCGCTGACGAGTCCGGCGCGCCCATCGGCGGGCTGAACGCCATCACGCCCGTCGCGGGGACGGACTTTCACGCCAACACGTCCCCCGATGGCAGCGGGCAGGACTTTACGAGTTCGGTCACGGTCAGCCTGGTCGCTGCCGCCAACAGCGCGGCGGTGACGTTCGCCAGCGGCGCAGCGCGGACCGTCTATATCCTGGCCGGAGCGCAGGTGCGCGGCATCAGGCTGGTGGACCGGGGCGCGCTGGACGTGGAGGCCGAGGATGGCCTGAGCATTGCCGATTACGGGCGGCGCACGCTGGGCCTGGACCTGCCGCTGCTTGCTGACCCGGAGGAAGCCGACCGTCTGGCGCGCTTCGTGGTGCTGCTGGGCAGCGCGCCGCGCGGGCAGGTGGAGCGGATCACGGTGGATGGCGCGGATCGGCTGGCGGACATCCTCGACCTGACGGTCGGCAGCCGGATCGCGCTCCGTGACGCGCACAGCGGGCACGTCCGCGATTACCACATCGTCGGGGAGCAGCATCGCCTGGAACGCGGCGGCGCGGTCCACGAGGTCACGTGGGTGCTGCGCCCGGCCTCGCCCATCGCTTTTTGGCGATTGGGCATTGCCGGCGCGGGGGAACTCGGCGCGGCGACGCGGATCGCCTACTGAGACGTTTCGCGTCGGTTTTCCGGCAGGCGAAGCTGCCGGGCGGTCCGGGCGCGAAACTCAACACTCAGAACTCGAAATTTTGAACTTAACCGACGGAAAGGAGGTCCACATGCCGACCTGGGCGGCGATGAATAACCTAAGCACGGGCGACCTGGTGACAGAAGCAGACATGGACGCCCTGCGCGGCAACATCGAGTACCTGCTCGACCCCAACAAGCAGCGCATCTTGCGCAACAACGGCGGCGCATACAGCACCACCAGCACGTCCTTTGTGGACGTGGACGCGACCAACCTGGCCGCGACGATCACGACGCACGGCGGGCCAGTGCTGGTCATGGTCAGCGCGATCGGCTACGTCGGCAACACGGGGGCGCACCTGGCGTTCGACGTGGCGGTAGACGGCACACGGCTGGTTGCCGCGCACACAAGCGGGATGATCATCTCGAAGTTCGACGTGGCGCTCAGCGAGAAGGCGCTGGCCTTCACGATCCTGGCGACAGGGTTGGCGGCGGGGACGCACACCTTCAAGCTGCAATGGCGCGTCAGCGTGGGGACGGGCTACCTCCAGAGCGACAGCGGCTGCCCGGTGCACCTGGGCGTGATCGAACTGTGAGGCAGCCGATCAACGGCAGGAGACGGAAAGAGGAGACGACCATGATCGACCTGGACATTGCAAAGGCGGCGGTCAACCCGGACCGGCTACACGCCGACCTCAAGGCGGCGTTGGGTGAAGTCTGCTTCGGCCTGAGCTTCACGCGCGGCAACGTGGTGGTTCACCTGGACGGCAAGGCCACGCCGGAGCAGCAGGCCCAGGCGCGCCAGATCGTGGCGGCGCACGACCCGGCCAGCCTGACCCCGGCGCAGCAGGCAGCCCGCGACCGTGACGCGCTGCCGTTCTTCAAGCTGTCGCCGGACGACCTGGCGGCGCACGCCGGGACGCTGGACGCGGCGACCTTCCAGCGGGAGACGGCGCGCGCCTTCGCCCTGCTACGCGACCTGGTGTGGGGGAAATAAAATCCCCGGCGATCATCAAGTATTAAGAGGATGAGATGGACGACATCATTCTGATCGGGCGACCTACCTACGCGAACCGGGGATTCTTGCCACTGGCGGTGCAGGCCGGCATTCTTGCGACGATTCAGAGCCTGAACACGCTGGCGATGGATGATCTGAGCCTGGCGCTGGCGCTACGGGCGGCGCTGCAACCCGTGAACGCGCCCCTGGCAGAGGCGATCACCTACGAGACGCTGCGGCGGTTGGTGGAATACGCGGGGTTGGTGCAGGACACCCCGGCGGTGCTTCCGGTAGACCAACTACCGCCGATGCTGAACCGAGAGGGACCAGCCAGCGTGGCGGCAGGGCGGGACGTTGGTATACCCACACAGATCAATGTGACGTTCAGCGAGCCGCCGCTAGGTTTTCACGCTGAGATTTACCTTGACGGGGTCTTCCGGCAGTTATGTACGAATGCCGGGATCGAAGGTTGGGTGAGTGATGTCATCGCTGGGGTGGCACAAGACGCGCTGCCGCATACCGTGCGTGTGCTTTTCGTGCGGTCTAGCGATGGTGCGATGACGCGGTTTGGCCCTATCGCGGATTTCAGTTAGGAAAAAGTAAGCTCGGCCATCCCTGGCGGGGGGGAGGTACGGGGAAGAGAAAGTAAAGGATGGGCACTGTGGAGAATGTACTGAATTTCTTGCGATTTTTGGTGGAAGCGCCGGCGGGGCAGGTGATGCTCGTGCTGGCGATTATCATCACGGGCATGGTGGGGGCGGTGGAGTGGAAGCGCGCCCAGGCTCTGCGTGACGCAGTGAAGTGCATGGGCGAGGGGAACAAAGTTTTTTCCGACCCGGAAAGCCCATTTATGATGGTGATCACGGGCCTGATCGCTACGAATGCTAAGCAGGCTGAGAGCATGGACCGGCTCTCGGATACGACCACCGCGCTGACCGCGCAAGCCACAACTGCGGATTCTGCGATGCAGGGGCAAATCAGAGCACTCGAAGCGGTGGTGGATACGCTGCGGAGACTCGACCAGAACGCTCAGCTTATCCTTGAGGCTGTGGAGCGGACGGATGTAGCAACTGCAGGGATTGCCCCACTTCAGGGAGCACTGCGAACGCTGGAAGAAAATCAGGCTGTTCTTCAGGCGACGGTGGAAAAACTGGTGGTGATTTGCGAAAAGCCGGACCAGGCGGTAATCACGTGCCTAGAGGGTCTGGATCGGAAGATGTGTGAGGTGTTGGAAGAAATCAAGCGCGCGCGAGAGGTCATCAGTGGATAGAGGCAAGGAGAGCGAGATGGAGATGATGATGGTGTTCTGGGAAAAGCTGGTGGGGCTGGTAACGAGCCAGCGGTTCATTACCAGCCTGGTGGGGCTGGTGACGCTGGGGCTGGTGATGTTTAACCTGATCATGCCGCTGTTCAAGGCGGACTTTGACCCGGTGGACGTGCCGAACCAAGAGCAGATCGTGGCGCAGTGGGGCGCGTGGATCGCGCAGGCTGTGGCGGCTGGGTCCTTCATCCTGGGCGTGATCAAGGTGCTTGCGGATATGGTTAAGTCGTTCGAGAGCAGGCCACCGACGTTAAAGCGGGACTGGCAGATGCCCGTGTGGATGAAGGCGGACGTGAAGGCGAGCGGGAAAGGAGGGGACTTCTACCGTCCGCGCGACGGGGTTCACTGACAGCAGACATCACAGACATCATCGCGGATGGGGGCAGGGGGCACGGGGCGGAGCGTGCCCCCTTGTGTTTCCCCCTAACCCCCTCCCCCTTCCCCTCTCATGGGGGGAAGGGGATTATTCGGAGATGGTGAGGCGGTCGAAGGTGAGGGGCCAGGGGTAGGATATGTTGCTCACTTCGATGAGGGCGATGCAGGGCTCCTGGGCGGCGGCGGGGGGGGAGGGCGATCAGAACGAGCAGGAGGCCGAAAAGTAGGCGGCGCATGGGAGGTCCTTTCACCAGTTTAATATCAGTATAGGGCCGATGGGAAAAGAGTTCAAGAATTCTAACCAAAAGGTATTGACGCCGTTATAGTGATACTATAGAATTATATTTGTACCGAAAGGAAGGACGGGGTATGGCGCGGTGGATTTTCGAGAAGTTGGAGGCACGACGGGTAGAGAAAGGCTATACCCTGACTGAGATCGCCACTGCTACTGGGCTGCCCCTGGCGACAGTCCGACAGTATGTGAAGGGCTTCATGGCGCGGCCAGACCTTGATAAACTGGCGGCAATAGCGAGGTATATGGGGCTGACGCTGGGGGACTTGCTGGTGCAGGAGGACGACCCGGGGGAAGCGGTAAGGTCCTACGCTGAGGAGGTCTGGGGGTAGGGCCGAGAGTGACACAAAAAGGACGGACAGTTGTGATGAGGAGGCAAGAATGACAGATGGGAGTCAGGTTGGGACGTACAAGCGGATGGTGGAGGCACTGGAAGATGCGGAAAAAACCATCGAGCTGATAGACGCGGAGCTGGGGCAGGCGATGGATCTGCTGGTAAAAATCCACCAGAACGGTGTGCAGAGAGGCGAGTGGATGGTCATCGACAAAGCCGTGTGGCCAGAGCTTGAAGCCTACATCGATGTGCATGGCCTGAAGTGACACTCCCCACGCCTAAAGGCGGGGGCTTCTGACGGACGCTTGCCCTTGCCTGTCCGTTGAAAGGACAGGCAGCGGGGCTACGTTACCCGGCACGGGTGTGTCCCACCCGGCTCGACGCAGAATGTTGATCGCTGCGTTGTGGTCTCGGT